AGGACAACCAACCCGTCGTCATAGAAGCCGTGCATTGCTACAACAAAGTCTGCTGTTCCACCACTGACACGGAATTGGTTCTCGATCTGGTCAAACGTAGTAGTGTCTAGGATGTCTGATACAGATATTTCATCGGTAATCTTGCGGCTAGTGTATGCCACGTTGTTATACGCGCCAGATTGATCGTAGTAAAACGGAACCCATAGCCTACGCTGGAAATGAACACCCCACGGTGCACCGGGCTGGTGCATAAAGCCACCGCCCACGCTAAATCTGCCACCGAACTCAAAGATGTCTGTGCTTGACGAGCTGTAATCGCCAACTGGAGCATACCATGCAATCGTCGTTGTAGTTGCTGACACGACTTGGTATTCTTTACCAACCATTTCAGCAAAATCAACAGTCTCAGCTTGCCGAACAACAATAATGTCGCCTTGTTTGATTGTTACGTTGCCAGCAACTGTCGCAGTTACCAATCCGCTTGCAATCTCTACATCCTTTGCATCAATGTTGAAAGTTTGTGGCTGGGTGTAAGTTCCACCGGGAGACAGCGTGAACCCGTCAGTCATAATTGCACTTGCAACTTCAAATGAAGGAACTGTTTGACTAGTAGCAAACGTGTAAGTAAATTGATCCTGTGTAGATCCAGCAAGAACAGTAAAAGTTCCATTTGCCGGAACGAGTGTGGCATGAGTAAGTCCAACCACGGTTATTACAGCTCCGGTAACTAATCCATGATCGCGGACATTCATTGTCACCGTGGTTCCTGACTGTGATGCTGAAAGAATTGGCCTGCCATTGGGAAACCACTCCAAGGCTTGTTGCCCATCACGGAACAGCATTACCTTGTCGAATAACTGGATCATGTCAGTGTCGGCCCCAAGGGCTTCTCCGGCAGGATACGGGATGTCCGTAATCGAGTAACCATCCAAGTCGATCTTCTTGGCGACAGTATCAAGCGCAATAATCACATACTCCTTGTTGCTATTGTTTGGATCGCTGAATAAGCAGGAAGCTCGGACGTTGGCACTTGCGTCGTCGTTAATAGCCATCTGGGATACCGTCCCAGTAACGTCAACCGGAGGCGTAGTTACACCCGCAATCGTGTAGTCTAGTGTATTCGCATCAAAGTAGGTAAGCACAAAGCTACCGTTAAACGATGCGTCAAGGCCAGCAATCGTAGCTAGTCCAGAACTCGCAGCCACAAAGCCGTGGGCCGTAACGGTAAGGCGCACCGTCCCCGTAACCGGAATCGTAACATTGCTAATTGCCTTTGAGGTGGACGTAATTACCTCAGAGATTGGTGGGACAGCAGAAACAGTGTATGTCCCAGACCCACTGGCAAGCGCATAGGTGATCGTAGATGCCGAAGCCGTCGCCGCAGTAAACACCCCATTAGGATCGCTTCCAGTCGTGTAGCCAATCCCAGCAATGTTTAGCGTTGCCCCCGGAGCTAGTCCGTGAGCAGAACCAGTTGTAAGCGTAACCACGCCAGCGGTAACTGACGCTGCCGTAATCAAGACGCTTGTTCCAGTCAGCAGGAATGGCAACTGCAATGGAGAACCTCCCGTAGTCAATGCACCTGTCCTACTCACCACGTTCTTCCGTGGCTTCCAATACCCTTCCATGCGCCCATTCAAAGACTCCCTCACCTCACCCTCTTGGAGTTGGTTAAGTTGAAGCCTTTGGTTCACGCTCACAAACCCACGATCAGCGTCTTCGCCAATCGCAGCATCCATCGCGCTACCACTCTGGGCAAACTGGGACATTACGCGTAGTAAACAATCACCACACCGGATGTCAGAACCACGGAGCTAAAGTCACCGCCAATACCCAAGCCAGCAGGAAGGGTAATGGTTTGCAACCTCGATGCACCAGTGATGCTCCCAGACGCGCTTGCCACAGTAGCCAACACAGCGTCATTGACCACCTGAATCCAGCGGATCTTGCCAGTGTAAGTAGTTGCCGCAGTGGAAAGCACAATGCCTCCACCTTGACCTTGTAAATCCCAGCTAATTGGACTCGCCATAAATGTATTAAAGTATCACCAACGCAACACGCAATGGTTCACGCGCAAAGTAGCACATTACGCATCCTTGTCAAGCGTATTGTATAAGCCCCGTTGGACCATTTTTCCTTTGGCAAGATAATCAATAGGGATTTTTCACCGCGCCAGAAATGACAACCCCCTCCCCCCTACTGCAACCAGCTTGCATTAGCACGTGACTTGCAATTCAATCACCCGTTTGAATGAAACGCTTGTTTGAATCCAATCATTAGCAACCCGGTAATGTATCGCGCCATGTCAAACGCTCGTTTGAATCACCCGTTGGTTTAGCTTATCACAACCAGCTTGCACCTGCTTATTTGTTGCGCTTGTGCATTGCCGTGCCAAGTGACCTGATAGGGAGACGATAGACTAAAAGAGCTTTGAATCGCTCGCCCTTGCCATAGTCCCATATTCACGCCAATCGCGCCACAAGCCATCCTCGAAAGATTCCCGTTTGCTTGCCGGATTTGTTATTTTGCGCCGAAATTGCCATAAACGCCCGTCGATTGTTCTCTCTCATTACCAATGACTTACGCATATCGCCAAAAATAAAGCTTGACGTGTTTTTGGATATCTGATTATAATCCCTCTGGAAGAGAGACAAGGATTCGATTCTTTCCCACGTGACCCTATCATTCGGTGAAGCGAAGCGTAGCCGTTACAAGCCTTCCCCCGTGATTCACTATCCTTCGTTGTAGCGTAGCGAAAACGAGTACAAGTACTATCAAGGTTACATTACTATTGTACGGCGGAGCGAAGCGAAGACTGCACAAGCCGCATCCCTCGCGAAGGCTCATAAGCCCGTTATTGTACGCGCTTGGGTTTATTTTGTGGTGATGGGAATGGATTTCACCGTGCTTGATTCGTGGCATTTCCCGGAGCCGTTCCGGGTGATTGCCCTTGCTGGTCGTCTTGCTTGCTCTTCCGTGATCCCTGCTAAATCCCGACAAGCGACCAATAGGGAATCAGGCTAGGCGTCTTGCTATCCTCTTAGAGTCCTAGGCGGCGTCGACTGTACTAGGTTGTTCAGCCTGCTGTCCGGCTCGTTTGCTCTTGATTCTGATTTACCTTGGCTTGGAAATCCCTTGTATTTCCTGGGTTTGCGGCACGTCTTGAGGGTGTTTTCACTTTTTGGAAACTATTTATCGACAATGTGATTTTCGGGCTTTATGTTCCTCTCAGTTGGCCGCCGCGCCGCTGTTGTTTCCCTAATCCCTAATCCCTAATCCTGCTCATGAAGTCCCTGAAAAAATACACCGTTTGGACACATTACGAGATTGATCCGTTAATTATTGAAGCCTCTTCAAGGGCAGACGCCTTGAAGAAGGGTTTGGCTCTTGTCTCCGAAAATCCACCTGTCATTCCATCGCGTGAAGAATCTGCATGGTATTGCAACGCGGCCGGGCCTGTGGAGTCCCACGTTTGGGCTAAGCGCTCGGCATCACCATTACCAGAGCCCTACGCCCGCGTTACTGCCAAGCCACGCTTAGGATTCTCCCGCTATTGATTCGCCTTCAATACAACCCCCGCAACACCACACCACACCACACCTACGATGAAAACTTACCAAGAGAGATTCGCCGACGCTTACGATTACTGGATTGCTCAAGATGCACCTCCGTCTGCGGCGCGGGATTTAGCGCACGATCAGCTTGATTTTGAGGACCAGCAAAACGAGCCGGAAACGCTAGGCCCAAACGATAGCCTTCCGCTTCACTCTTACTAAAAAAACAATGAAAACACACGTATCAATTGCATTCTGCGGGAATTTCCGCCCGCTCCACGTTGAAGCTGAAACGATAGCTGAAGCCGTAAAGGAGGCCACAAGGCGCATTTCATGCCAGGCCATTAAGAAGACTCTTAAGACGCTACACAAGGACTTCACAAGGCAACGGGAGGCCGGTATTGGCATTGTTTCGGCATGCAGCGAACACGGGACGGTTTCCGTTCGCATCGCAGACTATTCAAGAGACAATTGGCTCGATTCACTCACGAATGAAATGCTAGAGAATCCACTTCTTACCTATTAAACCGATGAAAACAGAAAACAAAACTGTGACGCTTGCCGGCATTGGATTCCTTCCCGCTGAAATCCGCACAGCAATTGACTCCGGGCGGGAATGGCTTGCCAAGGGGCGGACGCTCTATTTTGTCAGTCACTCCGCCAACGCTGGCTTCTCCGCTCGTCCAGTTCATAAAGAGCGGGGCAGCTTGCCGCTTGTGGCGAGGGGAAGATTCCTTCTCATGACGGCGGGGGAAGCTAACTCCCTTGTCGGCTTCGAGCTTTGCCTTGCAGCGGAGGGGGGGATAAAGTGAATTCCTCAAGCAAAGCCGGGCAAATCGCCATGTGCTACGATGCAAGCCGTCACGCCACAATTCAAGGCATGGTCAAATTCATTGCCGGACTAAATGCGGAAAGGTCCGCGCTTGTCTCTAAATGGCGGGAAAATGGCGGAGATGATTCTGGTTGGCTGGCTATTGAAGAGCTAGACAAGGTGATTGATTCTCAAGAGAACGTCCTGATGAGCTTAGAAGGAGGCTTGAAATGAATCCCTCCATATTCATCATTCCTGCCGTCTTTTTTGTCGCAATGGTCGCAATCTTTGGAATCCGCAAAGCACCGGGAATTTTCCTTGGAATCATGGCCGCTTGTGCCGTCATTTACGCAACCGCCGCAATTATTCACGCTTGAAAACAATTAGAATTTAATTCTTGAGTATCGGCAATTAACCGCCATTCTCTCCACAAGACAAGCGTGACCCGCGATGCAGGGCGATCAAATCAAATCAAATCAAATTACCACGATGAAAACGACACTCAGCACATCAGACATCACGCACGCCCTCAAATCCGACGAAAACGCCGCATGGTCTTGGAACGGGGCACGGGCTCTGGCGGAATACCTTGAACAGCTTGAAGAGGATACTGGCGAGGAAATGGAACTGGACGTGTGCGCCATTCGCTGCGACTTCTCAGA